AGCTATGTCTGAAAACAGGCAAGAAGGAGACATATGAGTATAGTAATGATGAAACAACACTATCATACCTTCAAAGATGGAGACCGAACAGCTGAAGTTTGGAAAACAACTAAGGGAGAGTGGGCAACTAGACATTATGACAAACAGGGCGGCAAAGCTAGTGTTTGGGTGGAAGATATAGTTCATAAAGGACACAGTGAAATATGGGCAGAAAATGCCGCAGAGAACTGGGTAATGAGGATAAATTCATGATAGATTTATTTTTACTTCCTTTCTATGTTTTTAAATGGGTATTCCCATTAGCTGTCTGGTATTACGGAATAGTATTTTTAACAAACTCAGAAATGTATGAAAATGCTTCTGAAAAATTAAAGGACAAGTTTGATGAGCTCAGAAAAAAATAAGTTTAATGAAGACATAATTCTAACTCGAGTTAAAAATTACATAGATAATACTTATAATCTACACTACGGAAAAGGTAATATTCAAACAACAGAAGTTACTTTTGACGCTGGTCATGGTGAAAGCTTTTGTATTGGAAATATACTAAAGTATGCTCAACGCTTTGGAAAGAAAGAGGGCAAAAACGAACAAGACTTATATAAGATTATACATTATGCAGTAATGATACTAGGGGAAATGCATAAGCAAGAAACAAAAGAATTACATGAATTTTACGACCATATGCAAGAAGGAGCAGAATAATGCCAAGAGGCGTTCGTGCGAAATCACATGAAAAACTAGACGACACAAATTTACAAAGAGTATGGGAAGCACTCAATAGTAACACGCCTATAACAAAGAAAGAAGCGTGTGAAATGCTTAATATTACATATAATACTACTAGACTCAACAATATATTGGAAGAGCATAGAGATACTATGGAGTATAGAGCAAAAAGAAAAGCTTCTCTAAAAGGAACAAAAGCTACAGACGCTGAGATAAAACAAGTAATTGAGTGGTATTTAGAAGAAATGCCAGTATCAGAGATTGCAAAATCAATGTATCGTAGTTCTACTTTTGTTAAAAATATAATTAACAAAGTAGGTGTGCCATTAAAACGACCAAAAACAGAACAAGGCGGAAAGCATAAGATAGGGTACTTACCTGACGAGTGCGTATCTGATAGTTTTGAAGTAGGAGAGAAAGTATGGTGCGCAAGATATGACCTTCCAGGCATAATTAAAAATGAAACGATACACAACTCTACAAATTATGTAGAGAAATATGGTGCAAGATGTTATCAAGTGTATGTAATAGAACTAACAAACTTTGAGAGTCCTTACTTTGGCTTTCAAGAAAGAGGTGGATTTAATTCACATTGCCTAGCATATGACTTAGGTAGTTTAAAACATTTAGAAAAGTACGGCGCTGAAATTTAAGGAGACACAGCATGGAGCCATGGACGTTTATTGCGTCTTTTTGGTTGACAACATGGCTTATGCTAATTTGGAAAACATATTCCGTTAGTATGCGCTTAATCGAACAAGACCAAAGAGGGGCATATATTTTAAAATTTAGACGATTACATTTTATAGTGTATTGTCTAGGAATATTTATAATTACACCATTCATATGGAATGTAGCTGTATTCGAAGAATCAAGAAGAAAATGGGTACAGTCATATGTAAATGGAATATTAGGAGTAACAAACAAGTGAATCAAGTTATAAGAGATGCATTAAAAGCCAAGTACACAGGAGAATTAGCTGAAGCAAATGCAAACATTAAGATATACCTAAGAAATCCTATGGGTATAGGCGAGCACTCAGATATAATTAGTGCAGTGAATGAGCAAGTAGAAAAGGCAGTTAATGCACAGGAAAAACTAGACTATGTTAATAGTCTAAAATGGTAAGGAACTAAAATATAGTTCTTGACTTCGCGTTTATTTTTCTGTATAATATTATTATATGGGAGATAGATTTTATCAACAACAACTCGACAGATTAGGGACTTGCCCTGGCTATCGAGGTACAAGAAGGAGACGACGCATGGCATGGACAGATGAATCCAAAGCTCAAGCCGTTGAGATGTACACAGAAGCTGAACCAACTCCAGAGACTTCAATGGAGATTGTGAAAGACATAGCTGAAGAGTTAGGCGAAAGCCCTAACGGAGTAAGAATGATTCTTACCAAAGCTGGTGTGTATGTTAAGAAAGCCCCTGCAACTGGTACAGCTAAAGCCTCAGGTGGCGGTAGTACTAGAGTAAGTAAAGCTGACGCAGCTCAATCATTAAAAGATGCATTGAGTGATGCTGGTCAAGATGTAGATGACGACATCATAGACAAATTGACAGGTAAAGCCTCAGTATACTTTACAGGTGTTATCAACGCAATCAATAACTAATGACCATTGAACAGATATTAGTACTAATAGTTCTAATATTAACAATATGGGCATTATGGTAAACTAATACTAGCCATTACTAAAGAGAAAGAGTTTTCTTAATAGTAATGGAGTATTATAGTGAAAAAGCAAGACTTTATAAGTCAAGTGAAGAATTGCGGAGACGCAATCATCACATACCGAAGTACTAACTCTCGAAAACTCAAGTACAATGTTTGTACTTTAGATTTTGATAATAAGTATATACAAAGTAAAAAGAACCGTGCCAAAGAATCAGCGGATACGGTTCTTTTGTTTTGTTGGGATACCGATTCTTACAGACTATTGATGCCAAAGAATGTGACAAACATTCAGCCTCTTAGTTCCGTTTTGAGGAATAAGAGATGATGTTACATGAGGCTCCAGAGATATACGAAAAGATTATCTCCGAGAATGAAGAAGCAACCGAACAAATACGACTTACTATCAATACATTTCGAGATGTTGAATACTTACATCTAAGAAAATATTACCTTGACTTTGATGGCGATTTTAAACCATCAAAAGACGGGGTAGCAATGAAGTTGAATTTCAGTAATTCTAGAGGATTATTTGAAGGACTAGTAGAAATTATATCACTTGCCGAGGCAAAAGATATCTTAGAAGAACAGTTCAAAGATATATTAGATAAAATTTACCTAACCTAAAAATAGTTCTTGACACGGCTTCGAAAAAATAGTATAATATATAAATGGAAAATTTGAAAGAAGTATTACAACAAGCAGCCACTGACTACTATAATGGAAACCCTACCATGTCAGACACAGCTTTTGATAGACTTTCTGAGATAGCGGGCTACGAAGAAGTAGGAACTTCTAGTAGTGATAACCGAGTACCTCATATGTATCAAATGTATTCTTTACAAAAAGTTTTCTCTAACGAAGCTAGCACGAAAGACCCGTTTAACAATTACAAGGGTGCAGTAATTGTAAGTCCTAAACTGGACGGCGCTGCAGTTTCATTACTATATGTCGAGGGGCAATATCTTCGTGCCTTAACAAGAGGCGACGGTAAAAAAGGTTTGGATATTACAGACCATATGGCTACACTCGTTCCTGAATATATTGATAATGTTCAGAACATAGTCCAAATTACTGGTGAAGTTGTTGCTCCCAAGACTATCAAAAATGCTCGTAATTATGCAGCGGGCGCACTCAATCTCAAGTCTACTAATGAATTTGCAACAAGAAACTTACACTTCATAGCATATGGATTGCAAGAGTCTTGGAATGATGAGTGGACTGACGATATGGTATTTTTATCTGAGTCTGGGTTTGATACTGCTACTGATAGTAATTGGACAGAATACCCAGATGACGGTGTAGTATTTAGAATTAATTCTCACGAGGAGTTCAATAGTAGAGGCTACACATCACACCACCCACGAGGAGCCTATGCTCTAAAACAAATACAGGCAGGAGTAGAAACTACTCTGCTTGATGTTGTTTGGAATGTAGGCAAGTCTGGTGTTGTATCACCAGTAGCAATGTTAGAACCTGTAGAAATAGATGGTGCAACAGTCAGTAAAGCAACTTTACACAATATGCGCTACATTGTAGACTTAGACTTAGAGATAGGTTGCCAAGTAGAAGTTATACGGAGTGGAGAAATTATACCTAGAATAGTTAGAAGGCTATGAAGTATAATAAAGAAGAACTACAAAATAGTAAAAGAATATTTAAGAGTGCAACTCCAAAACAAACTTTAGACTGGTATATTAAATGGGTAGCAAGTACTTTTGTTCTTGCAGGAATGTCCATGAGAGGTCTGGAAGGATTTCAACTTTATGATTTAATTTTATCACTAACAGGAATTAGTTTGTGGTTGTGGGTAAGTATTATTTGGAATGATAGAGCTTTAATAATATTAAATGCAGCAGGCATTGTACTACTAGCAAGAAATTTAATGATAAGTATATGGCCAGTATAGGAAAGTATAACCATACTTTCTTTGATAACCACCCTGAAGAAAAAGATAAAGAGGGAGTACTCTACGGAATAGTTTTGGTCAATGAGAAAACTTTTGAAAGAGAGTGTATAAAGGTCGGCATAGCTAGTGGAAAAGATTGGCGGCATATTATAAAGCGTAGTAGAGGTTTTAGAGGATATGATATTCGTATTCAAAAGACTTGGTCTAGTACCCTTTATAATGTGTGGGCACACGAGCAGTACCTACATGATATGTATAAGCATGACAAATATGTTCCTATGTTTAAGTTTGGAGGTCATACAGAGTGTTTCAAAATTGATTCGCTTATTCTACAGGACTTCCCGAAAAATAGTTCTTGACATGGCAACTGATTTTTGTTATAATATATAAATAGAAAATGAATAGAGCAAATACGAAACAAATAGTCCCGCCAACATTCTGCCCATCTTGTATGTCAGAGTTAGTGTGGGAAAAAGATCAGCTCTTTTGTCATAATACCACTTGTAGTGGTAAGACAACTAAGAAGATTGAACATTTTGCTTCGGCTCTTAAAATCAAAGGTCTCGGACCTCGCACAGTAGAAAAATTACAAATTCAAGATTTATATGACATCTACGAACTGCCTCTTGAAATTATGATTGAGGCATTGCAATCCGAGAAACTCGCAGTTAAACTGCACAGAGAAATCCAAAGTAGTAAGGCTACTGACTTAGTTGACTTATTGCCTGCTTTCTCTATTAAACTAATTGGTCGGTCAGCTTCTGCTAAACTTTGCTCAGTTATTAAAAACATGGCAGAGATTAACGAGGATACTTGTAAAGAAGCAGGGCTCGGACCAGTAGCAACAGAACATTTATTGGACTGGTATTACGAAGAGTTTATTGACGGATATGAACGACTTCCATTCAAGTGGATACAGATACTAAAAGTATCCAAATCTACGGAAACTAAAGGAGTTGTTTGTATCTCGGGTAAACTAAAAAGCTATAAAACAAAGGCAGCCGCAACCGAAGTATTAGAAAAAATGGGCTACCTTGTAAAAAGCAGTTTGACAAAAGATGTAAATATTCTAGTCAATGAAAGCGGAATAGAATCTGCAAAAACACAAGCAGCCCGAGATAGGGGTGTTACAATAATAACAAACTTAAAAGAA